TGATCCATTTTGGGTGGTAACAGGTTCTGATTATTTTATTAGAGTTGTAAATTCAAACACTATTAGTTTGTATCCAACTGAAGAAGATGCTATTAACAGCACAGGAAGAATATTGCTAAGTGGCGGTACTGGCACATTTAGTATTACTGATACAGCATATGATTCTTCATTAGAGGGTAACTGGTTAAGTAACGAAGCATTACCACGTAAGTCAGTTGTACGTCGACAAGGCGATACAATGGAAGGAGCACTTAATTTATTTGATCATCCAGGTGAAGTAGCAGGTAAAGGCACGCCGAACGGACCAGATGATTTACAGGCAGCTACAAAACTTTACGTAGATAATGTTGCCGCAGTAAGCGAAGTTAATTTATACGTTAGTACAACGGGTAGTGATCAACAAGAATTTACGCCAGACGGTAAAGAAGGTCGCTCGCCGGGATATGCATTTAGAACAATTAATGCAGCAGCGCAGAAAGCAGAAGAATTAATTATTGCAGCGGTTCCTGAGCCAGGTCCTTATCAACAAACAATGACATTTGGCGACGGCGCTGGAACATCAAAAATTGTAACAGCAGGTATTAATTCACAAATTGCAGGCAGACAAGCTGCTAGAGATCTTATTGTTGCAAACAAAGAATTTGTTGCAAAAGAAGTAACAGCATATGTAGATGCAACATTTCCTAATTTTGCAGGAACATATGATTTAGAAATTTGTCAACGTGATGTAGAATACATTTTAGATAGTGTTAGCTTAGATGCATTGTTAGGAAACAACGCAAACTATCTATCACGTTGGGCAGGCATACGTTATTACTCAAATGTTAGTGCGCAAAAAGCAATTGGCGTACAACGTGTAGAAACATTAGCAGGACTTGAATATGCTAAGACTCTTGTAACACAATATATTTTAACAAATACAGCACCGCCGACATTATACCAATCTCGTGTTCCACAATTTATTGACACCAATATAGTTCCAGACTCATCAGCAGATGAAACTATTGGTGCAAAAATGGATATTATTACAGGCATTATTAATGACGGTGTCTTCCAAGCACCGCAAGTTGTTGACGGATCAACAACTTATAAAATTAATGCAGGTAATGGCAACTTAGGATTTATTGATCAAGCTAATCCTGAAAATACAGATATTATTCCAGGTAAAGTTGTACGTGGTAAAAGTTCAGGTGCTAAAGCTAGAATTATTGATTACAGATACGAATCTGGGCCAAGAGCAGTTGGTGTAGTAGAGACAGATGAAATTGAACTACAACTTCTAGAGCCAATTGAATTTGAAATTGGAGAAGAATTAGAATACGGAAACTACCAAGTAGAAACACAAATTTCAATTAGAGTTGAATCAGGTATTTACTTAGAGGACTATCCAATACGTGTGCCTAAAAACGTAAGTGTTAAAGGTGATGAATTTAGACGAGTGATAGTACGTCCAAAAAATCGTGTATCACAGTCACGCTGGGCAAGTACATTCTTTTATAGAGATGCAGAGTTTGACGGACTTGTACTAGGCAAATCTAGTATTGAATCTGTAGAGTTTGATCCACAGACAGACGCATCTAGAACACCAGGCACATATGCAGTAAGCACATGGACTAGTGACAAGCTAGGTAAAGATGCTGAATTTAGTATTGTTATTGGTAGTGACGGTGCTGTTGATAGTATTACTATTACAAACGCAGGTGACCAATTCCAAAAAAATGAACGTGTCACTGTATTAGACGATGCACTAGGCGGCGGTGGCGCGACTAGTATTTCATTTGTAATTTCAAGTGTGCCAAACGGTATTCCTTATATAAATCCTTTAACTAGTGCATGTGATGGTTATTTTGGTAACCACTACTTGTTAAAGCCAAACAAATTAAAAAATACAGGGCAAGGTTATGAAAACGTAGGTAACTGGAATACTAACGCATTAACACTTGTTGACAACAGAGAATTTATTCAAGAACAAGTTGTAAATTATATTGAAACTACATATCCTGCACTAGTAGGTACAGCACAATATTCAAGAACAAAATGTTTTAGAGACGCAGGCTTAATTGTTGATGCACTTGTTAAAGATTTCCGCAATGGTGGTAATGAATTTTCACTTGAAGCACAAGGCGAATATTATGCAGGTGCTGTTGAAGTAGGAACAGAAGATGAAACAGTTGCAGGTATACAACATATCTACACTATAGCGAGCAAGCTAATTCAAGGACAAAATCCAGATACACTTTACAACGAAGCAGGAGGCGGCGTATCTGATAGAGAATATGCAGCAGACTTGTATAATGGTTCAGGCGAGCCAGCGGCATGGTCAGCTGGAACGTTATATCGATTAGGTAATGTTATTAAATTTACAACTGGATTAAATGTAACAACATATTATACTCCCATTAAAGAACATACATCTAGCTCAACCTTTGACGCAGCTGAAATTTCAGCAAACTGGAGAGTTATTGACGGACCAGATACAGTATTACAAAACTTAATTAACACAGTTAAGTTTGCATTCAATGACGATTATAATCCACCATTAAGAAATACAGAGATGGATGCGTTCTTAATGAACGATGCTACAATTTTGCGTAACATGACTGTACAAGGACATGGCGGCTTTATGCTTGTACTTGATCCAGAAGGACAAGTACTTACTAAATCTCCATATGTACAAACAGGTTCAAGTTTCTCAGCATCTGCAAACAAACAAGCATTTAGAGGTGGATTGTTTGTTGATGCGTTTGTTGGTAACTCAGCAGTACGAGTTGTAGAAAAAGTTGACGGAAGTGCATTTAGATTAGCAATTCAAAGTTTAGGATCACAAGCAGAACCACAAGGTTTATTTGTAAGACGTCCTGAAACTCCAAGTGCATTTTATGTAGATGGTAGACGTTTCCAAGTTAACGCTGTTACTAATTACGATAAAGCAAATGGTACAGCAGAACTAATATTAGATCCTAACTCAAACGGCGGCGTTGGTTTCACAGGTGTAACAAGTGCATTAGCAACAGGCATTGACTTAGACTCAGTAGGAACATTTGAATTTGATACTGTAAAGTGTGCTAGAGACACAGGATATATTTTAGATGGTATTGCAAAAGATGTAGCGTTAGGTACAAACTATAATAGTGTATATAACGGTCTTGCTTATCAAAGAGCAACAGGTAATTACGTACAGAGCAATCAACAAAGCCAAACAACAAATGCAATTGCATTTGCAAAGGGTCAAGTACTTGCACTAGCACAAGTTGATGATAGTGTTACAGCTGAAACTAGAGTTACAGCAGGATTCGACGAAGTTGTTGATATTATACAAAATGGCACAGTCAGTGTAAGTGAACCAGGTGACGGAGTTGCAGACGCATTAACATTCCCTGCTCCAGCTGTACTTCCAACTACAGATGCTGACGATGCTGCAACAAGATTACAAAATAACAAAACGTTCTTAGGTGCAGAAGTTGTTGCATTTGTAAATGCTAACACGCCGCCTGCAGGTTATGACAGTGCAAAATGTGCTAGAGATGTAAGGTATATTGTTGATGCACTAACATACGATATACTTTATGGCGGCAATAGTGGTACAGTAACTAATGCTCGTGCATACTTAGATGGTGCTGTAGCACAACTTCCAGTGGCACAACGAGCAGCGACAGCAGCAGCATATGTGCATTTAGCATCAGTGGTTGCAACAGTTCTTACAGACGTAACTGCAACGCCAACAGTAACTCCTACCACAGGCAATACTGAAGTTCAAGACGCTTCTGGAAGCGCAGCAACAGCAACTGAAACTGCTATTACAGATAGTTTGATTAACATTATTAAATTAACTGCTGAAAATGCAAATCTTAATGCCGTTCCTGATACAATTTTCCCAGCAGTAGATACATTAGGTGTAAGCACAGAATTAAAAGACGCACATGATGATATTAATAACAATAGAAAATTAATTATTAATGCAACAGTACAAAGTGTTCCGGCTCCATTGCCTATTACATTACAAACAGCTGGTAACAGAAGTATACTAGGTAACGACTTTACACAAGTTAACGACTTAGGATATGGACTAGTTGCAAGTAATGGTGCGCTATCAGAGATGGTTAGTATGTTTACATATTACTGTCATGCTAGTTACTATTCAAAGAACGGTGCTGAGATTAGATCACTAACAGGTTCAAGTTGTTATGGTGAGTTTGGTCTAGTTGCTGAAGGCGCTGATCCAAACGAGATTCCAGATGCAATTTCATTGTATCAAGATATGACACAGCCAATGCGAGCGTTTGATGTTGATGCAATTCTAACAACAACAGGAAATGTATCTGTACAAGAAGGTGAAACACTAACACAAGCTGCAAGCGGCGCAACTGGTACGGTTGCTGTAACTACACAAAATAAAACTGTATACATAACAAATATTTCAGCAGCATTTGATACAACTAATGAAATAACTGGTAGTGTAAGTGGCGCATTAGGTGCAGATAGTGTTCCAACAACAATTGACTCAAATGGCTACGATAACTCAGTTGAAAAACTAGCAGTCTATGTTTACGATTCAAAAGATGTACCGTCAAACAGATCAGAAGTTAACATTTATCATCCTGCTCGCCCTGCGTTTGCACGTTACGAAGTTGCCAACGTTGAAGTTGTACAACACGTAGTTGCACAGTATTCAGATATTGATGGCAATCCAATTCAGACAGTAGCAGATCCTGCTGCAACTGGATTTGACTTTACTCTTACAAAAACAGTTAACGGTGGTTATCAAGTATCAGCAACAGCAGCACAACTAGCAGCAACTTCAAATTATGAAGTAGGTGATACTTTTGTAGTACCTGGTACTGAACTAGGCGGTGCTACTCCTGCAAACGATGCAACAGTTACAGTAGACTCAGTAACAGCAGTTACAGGCGTCATTGAAACATTTAGTGTAACTGGCACAATAGCCGTTGAAGATAGTACACCGGCAAACAGCGGTCAAGTATACAAATTAAACTTTAGTACATCGGATGCACAATTTAGTGCAAACGGACTATTAGAAATTGTACCGTTTAACACAAATATAATTTACTACAGAAACCAAACACATATTATTGGTGACTTAGCTCGTCCAGACGTGTTAACAATTCGTCCAAGTACAGCATTGACGTTTGATGAGAATCCAAACTTTGTTTATAGAAGTATTAGTTTCTTAACAAGTGATAGCATTGGTGAAGACTTACCTGCTAACACTTCACAAGCAGGTCTTGATAGCACGTTTGACTTTATAAGATTAACAATTGATAGTGCTAAAGCACAAGAAGCTATTGGAGCAACTACTAGCGGCGGTGTAGCACTAACTGGCGGCACTACAAAAGGTAACACAGCAGGCGATACTACAATTGCTATTAAACCGTGTGATGCAAATGAAATCTTTAGACTTAACAATAACCAAAGGACAGCTACAGCAAATAGACCTGCAGGTTGGACCGTTGACAGTTTAACAACTGAAGCTCCGATTCTTACGTGGGATGGCAAAAAGCATTATGTGTTTAACTACAGAGGCGTTGAAGGTAATGCAGTTGTTGAGGCTAATGAATCAAATGATTATGCTATTGTAGACTTAGTTGATTATGAAACAATTAACCCAACTAATGCGCCAGGGATTAACAGTACAGTTGTATTAGGCTCTGAACTTGTTACACTTAGAGGCGGTCTAAAAAATGGTGCAACAGGACAAGTTACAGTTAATATTTCAACTTGTCGTGCAACAGGACACGACTTCCTAGACATTGGTACAGGCGGATTTAACAGTTCAAACTATCCAAATGTTATTTTTGGCGAGCCAGCTGAGAAAAAGGAAGCCAACGAAGTTGTTGAAAAAGGCAAAGGTCGTGTGTTTTATGTAAGTACAGACCAAAATGGTATCTTTAGAGTTGGTAGATTCTTTAGTGTAGATCAAGGTACTGGTACAGTTACATTTAGTGCATCACTTGCATTATCAGATGTTGACGGACTAGGCTTTAAGCGTGGTGTTGTTATTACTGAATTTAGTACAGACACAGCAATGACTGATAATGCATCAGATACTGTACCAACAGAAAGTGCAATACGTGGTTATGTAAACAGACGCTTAGGTTATGATGTAACAGGTGCTCCTGTAGCTAATAAATTAGGGCCAGGTGTGCTTGCTCCTAACGGTGCTGTTCCAATGACAGACGATTTGAACGCAGCAAACAACACAATTACTAACTTAGCAACACCAACTAGTGCTTCAGATGCAGCAACAAAAGCATATGTTGATTCAGTAGGTGGCAATACAGACACACTTCCTGATTTAAGAGATAACGAACACAATGATATTGCAGAAGCACAAGTTTTAGTTACAACCGGATACAAGAAAATTATCATAAGTGCTGGATCTATTGTAGGCGGAGGTTTTGCTATTGGTGATGTGATCACAGGATCAATAACAGGAGCAACTGGTTCTATTGTAGATTACAAAGCCGGTATTGTAGGTATTGAAGGCGACATTGTTGAAATCATATATACACCAACTAGTGGAGTATTCAGTGACGGGAAACCTGCATCAGGACCGGCTGCTGATGTAATTACAGCATTAGGCGGCAAGCAAGGTCAAATTATTGATGGTCCAGTAGATGAATGGGCTAACGGTGTTTGGAATGCAGCAAGTGATATTACTGCGTCTGTATCTAGACAATCAGACGACGGTTTTGCAACTCATCGTAAGACAGTATTCAACTTACAAATTACTCCAGGTAGTATTGTTAATAGTGACGTATCTGGCACAGCGCAAATTGCACAAAGTAAATTAAATTTAAATCCTGCAAGCACAAGAGTCAATGCAACAGGCATTGCTCAAGCAGACTTAGGTAGTGCAGCATTTGATGATGGTAAATTTGAAGTTACAGATGGTTGGGTAACACTCAAAGGCGGTGCAGTTTCTTTAGCTGACATTGAACAAATTGCTACTGACAGTGTAGTAGGACGAGATGATGCCGGCACAGGCGCAGTTAGTGCAATTTCATTTAATACTGTAGTTGTTGAAGGTACTGGACTTGTAGATGCAGACTTTGGCGCTGAACTAACAGCAGTTGCTGATCCTGGACAAGCACTAATTAAAACAGGAGCAGGAGCATATAGTGTTTCTAACGTAACTTCAACTGGTGAAGTTAATAGTATTACTAAAACTGATGCAAATGGTAGTTTGCAAGCCAACTCATTAATACTAGGCGGTGATGCAAGTTATGAAGTATTAAGTTTAGACACACTAACGCTAAATGTTAAAACACCATCACAGGGTTTAATCTTTACAGCAGTAGGTGGCAGTGGCGCAGGAACTCCAACTGCAACATATCCTGATATGCTAATAAAAGGTAGTGTAGGTATTGGTGGCACTAATATTACTGAAAGTTCTTTACAAGGTACTTCAAACTTTAATGGTGAAAAAGTACTTGGTGTTGATTGGATGTACAGTAGCTTTATTGAAGCGCCTGGTGAAAAGGGAGCAGCAAGTACAGGATTAGCAATTGGTGCAAACACAGGTAAAACAACAACTGGTCAGATTGGTATAGTTGTTGCTAACAGCTCAACAAGTTCTAGTGTTGCTCCAATGATTTTTGATTCAGCCGGAGCAAAACCAGATTTAGATGATACTTATAATATAGGTACAGCAACATTAAAATATTCAAACGTTTACGCAACTTATTTTAGAGGTACAGCAACTGAAGCATACTATGCTGACTTAGCAGAAAACTATGAAGCAGATGCAGGATACGAGCCAGGTACTGTACTTGTATTTGGAGGGTCTAAAGAAGTTGCAATGACCGACACACATAACGATCATAGAGTAGCAGGTGTTGTTTCTACTAATCCTGCATACTTAATGAATTCACATCAAGAAGCAGAGTTTGTTTGCCCTGTTGCAATGCAAGGTAGAGTTCCTTGTAAAGTAATTGGTAAAGTAGCTAAAGGTGATATGCTTGTGACAAGTGCAATTCCAGGGTTTGCTATTGTTAATAATAATGCAGCACCGGGTAGAATTGTTGGTAAAGCACTTGAAAATAAAACAGACAATGCCAAAGGTATAATTGAAGTTGTAGTAGGTAAACATTAATGGACAAAACACAAACTAATAAACTAGTAAAAAGCGGAGTAAAAGCTGCTGTTGATACTAGATCCCCGCAGCCTAGGCGAGTACTCGCTACTGCTGGCAAACTAAGAGTCGAAGTTGGAGCAAGGAATAATGGCACAAAAAATAATTAATATAGGTACAAGTGCAAACAAAGGAGACGGAGACCCGTTACGTTTAGCTTTTGGAAAAATTAACGACAACTTCACAGAGTTGTATACAGGATCTCCAATAGTACCGCAAGACCTAAGAGGTAGTGTATTTGGTGACGATAGTACTTTGCTTGTAGATGGTGTTAACAGTTCAATTCCAAAAGCAAACATTGAAGATAGTACCAACTGGGACACAGCATTTGGCTGGGGTAATCATAGCACAGCAGGATATCTAACAAGTTATACAGTTACAGAGTCAGATGTTACCACACACCAAGCAGCACTTAGTATTACAGAATCACAAATTACAGATTTAGCACACTATGACGATACTGCACTTGCAACTCGTGTTACTACATTAGAAAATGCAGGATATATTACTAGTGAAACAGATAGCCAAGAACTAACATTAGTTGGCACAGACTTGTCAATATCAAGTGGCAACACTGTTGACCTAAGTGGATTTTTAACAAGCTACACTGAAACAGATCCAGTAGTAGGTGCAGTTACAGGTATTGTGAAGGCAGACGGCGCAGGCAACATTAGTGCAGCAGTAGCAGGAACAGATTACTTAACAAGTGTAGCATTCGCAGATCTAACTACAACTCCTACTACAATTGCAGGTTATGGAATTACTGATGCACTAGAATTAGGCACAACTAGTACAACAGCACTAGCAGGCGATACAACATTATTTGATGGAGTGTTTGCAAGTTTAACAGGTAAACCAACTACACTAGCAGGTTACGGAATTACAGACGGCGGCGCTTCATTTGATCAAGATTTGAATACAACTGACGATGTAACATTTAACAGTGCAGCTTTATCTAGCACACTTAATTTAGCAGTGCTGGCAGCAGAACCTAATAGTCCAGTAAACGGAATGGTTGCAGTTGCAGATGGTACAAGTTGGGATCCAATATCAAATGCTGCCCAAACTATGGTAGTATATCTAGGCGGCGCTTGGCGCCAAATTGCAGTCGCTGGCGTATAAGTTGATTACGATAAATATGTATAACAATAGGATTAATAAGAATGGCAAATAGATTTCCCCTAGTACTTGATACTACAGATGGCAATAAAATTAAGGAACTACCAGATTCCGACAATCTCGACTTGCGTACTAATTCAATTGTTAACGTACAAGACATAACGTCATTGGGGACAATCGATGCAACTGTAATAAAAGTTGACGGGCAAAAACTAGTAGCGCAACAGTTTGCTGATCTTACCGACACTCCTAATACGTTTTCAGGATCAAACAACTATTTTGTTAAAGTTAATTCAGCAGCGAACGGTTTAGAATTTAGACCACTAAGCGACTTAGGTACTATTGATATTGACACTATTAATGTTGATAGTGCAATTGTTCCTAGTGTTGCAGGCGTAGGGAATATAGGTACAGAAACTAACAAGTTTAATGAAATTGTTGGTACTACGTTAAAAGGTAATTTAGTATCTTACAATGAAGAAATTGTTTTTGATGCTACAACAGGTAAAGTAAGTTATGCATCACTACAGGGTGCTCCGCAATTTTTATCAGAATTTTCAGATGATGTAGGATATTTAAGAACAGCAGACTTAGATACATCTTTAGCTGCACTATTTGACGAAGGTATACCTTTTGAATCAGATATTAAAGGCAGTGTTTTTGGTGATGACTCAACTGTAATAGTTGACGGCGTTGCCGGCAAAATACGCGGTGATACTGAATTCACTGGTGCAGGAAGTATCACCGGTGCAAGCAATATTGTTATTAGTGCTACTACCACTATTGATTTAGGAAATACAAAAGCAACAGGCAACATTTATCCAGATACCGCTAATACTAGATCAGTAGGTACTACAACTAATCCTTTTGGTGAAGGTCATTTTAATTCAATGACTTCTCAAACTGTTGTAACTAATACACTTAATTACGGTACAGGGCTAGGCATTGCTGAAATGACAGCAGCAACTGATCTTGAAATTACAGCAGGCAATAGAGTAAAAATAAATGGCAATGTTCCTTTTAGAATATCAGAAGTTAGCAGCACTAACTTACCTGCGATTGCAGCGGAAAACGGCGACTTAATTTATAACTCAACAACTAACAAAGTTATTATGTACCAAAATGGTGCATGGAAAGATGTAAACGGTAATGTAGAAGCAACAGCAGGAACATCAAACTTTAATGATGTTGTAATTGCAGGTGACTTAACTATTACTGGTGACACTACAGAAATTGAAACAACTAATACTGCAATTACAGATAATGTTATTGTATTAAACAAAGGTGAAACTGCCGCTGGTGTAACACTAGGCACATCTGGTATTGAAGTTGAAAGAGGAACAGAAGCTAACAAAACATTTGTATGGGACGAAGCAACTGACAAATGGACATTAGGTACAGAAACATTAGTTGCAGCAACATTTGAAGGTAATGTTACAGGTAGTATAACAGGCGATACAGCAGGCACACATACTGGACCAGTTGTTGGTGATGTAACAGGTAATGCCGCAGGTGCGCACACGGGTACGTTTGATGGCGACATGACTGGTAGTGTATATGCTGACGATTCGGGCATATTAGTAGACGGTGTAAATGCTAAAATTGTAGGTAATATAGACACAGCAAGTTTAAGAACAAGTGAATCAAAAATTGCACTTGGTAATGCTGCTGGAGGAATAAATCAAAGCTCAAATGCAGTAGCAATTGGTAGCCAAGCAGGTGAAACAACTCAAGGTGACAGTGCAGTAGCAATTGGTAGCCAAGCAGGTGAAACAACGCAAGGCGTAAATTCAGTAGCAATTGGACGCCTAGCAGGTTATAATGATCAAGGTGTAAATGCTATAGCAATTGGCGATCAGGCTGGTAGACTCACACAAGGTGATTACGCAATAGCAATTGGTAACTCAGCAGGAATAGCATTGCAAGGTGCAAACAGTATTGTTATAAATGCAACCTCGTCCACACTTGAAAACCAAACACCAAATTCGTTTGTTTTAAAACCAATTAGAAATATAGCTGGTACAACTGTGATGATGTACGATGCTACGTCAGGCGAAGTAACACACACAGCGACACCCGGCACACTGGCAGCAGACATAGATCAAGCAAGAATAGACATTGGTGCAACTACTGCAACATCAATTAATATTGGTAATTCGGGTAGTACAACTACTATTGACGGCACTGTTAGTTTTTCAACTGCACTAGTTGCAAATAACATAACAGCTGATGATAGTATACAAATTACTACAGCAATTGGTACTAACAACGGTATTACACTTAACCCGCAAGGTACAAACACAAGCGTAAACATTACCGCAGACGCATTACGATTATTTGGAACACCAGTAACTGACAATATTAAAGCTGTCGGTGGTCTTGAAGGTGATTTAACAGGTAGTGTGTTTGGTGACGACTCTGCTATGCTAGTTAATGGACTAGACAGTAAACTTGTTGGAGATATCGATTCCACAAATATATACGGACAAGCATTTAAAGCAGATACTATTATTAATAATACTGGTTCTACACTAGATTTAACAGCAGACGGGTTCTTAAATATATTTGGCGGACAGCTTGATGGTGGTGTGTCTAATATCCAAATGGACAAGCAAGGCATTAACCATATAGAATTAAAAACAGAACCAGGTAACCCAAGTGACCCAACTGACTATGCAAGAGTTGCAATTAATGCAGGAACAAACGAAGGTGATGTGAGAATTGGTACTCCAACTTCAACAAGGAACCAAGTTGTAGAAGTGTATAATGCAACAGTATATGGTACACTTGTAGGATCTATACAGGGTTCAATTGTTGGTGATGTTAAAGGTAGTATTGTAGCAGATGACTCAACTGTAATAGTTGATGGTGTTGCTGGTAAAGTTGTAGGACCAATAAGCACAATTGTTGGTGATATGGAGTCTATTACAGGACCTGGTGCTATCAGCATAGACACACTTTCAACTGAAATTACAACTACTGGTGCAGATGCATTTTCATTAGCAGATGGAACAATAGGACAGATGAAACATATTGTTCTGTTAGCACATGGAGGTGATGCAACAGTTCAACCAGATACTTTTGCAAACGGTACAGCAGTAACATTAAATGCAGCAAATGATTGTGTAACATTGTTGTATACTACAAATGGGTGGATGATTATAGCTGGACAATCCTTTGACCTGAACCCATAACGATAAATATATAAAACATTAGGAAATGACAAATGAGTGAAAAAGAATATATTGTAAGTTTAAACAAAGGTGTAAACTACGAAGCGTTCAATCAAGAAATGATTGCTTCCACAGGAGGCGGTGATATTCCTGGACGCTCAGTTGACGTTGCTAATGCAAGACCTTTGTCGCAGCGTAATACGCACTATATGTTAACTGACGAAGAAGCAGCAAAACTAAGCAGTGATGCTAGAGTTTTAGCAGTTGAATTGCGTCCTGATTTGCGCGATGACATCGATTTAGTACGTACTGCAACACAAACAGGCGACTTTACAAAAACCACACTTGATAGAGGAAATTTTGTCAACTGGGGATTACGTCGAATGAACACGTTATCAAATCCATATACTGGTCCTAATGTTACAGGTGGATATGATTATACGTTAGACGGAACTGGTGTAGATATTGTTATACAAGACAGTGGTGTTCAAGTTGATCATCCAGACTTTTATGATTATAATGGCGCAAGTCGTGTACAGCAAATTGATTGGTATGCAGCAAGCGGATTAGCAGGATCACAAAGTATTAATCACTATAGAGATTATGACGGTCATGGAACACACGTTGCTGGCATTGCAGCAGGATTAACATATGGCTGGGCTAAGGGTGCTAAAATTTATGCTTTAAAAGTAAGCGGCTTAGAAGGTTCGGGTGACAGCGGCACAGGTATAGCTGTTAGTGATTGCTTTGATGTAATCAAAGGTTGGCACAACAATAAGCCTGTTGATCCGGCGACAGGCAAGAAGCGTCCTACTATTGTTAATATGAGTTGGGGATACGGCAGCTACTTTACTGGTATCTCGGGTGGCTCTTATCGAGGCACGCCGTGGGCAGGAGCAGCAAGGCGTCCAGACTACGGAATGGTAGGTGCATTGACTGTATCTGGTTATAGATATGTAACTAGAATTGCTTCTGTTGATGTTGATGTACAAGAATTAATTGATGCTGGCGTACACGTTGTTATTGCAGCTGGTAATTCTTCTCAAAAGATTGATGTAGAAGGTGGACTAGATTACGATAACTATTTTACTAAAACGTCGACTGGTACTACAGAATACTATTATAATAGAGGTGGCTCACCGTTTTCAACACAAGCACACGTTGTTGGTAATATCGATGCTGATATTCATGCAGACGGACTAGAACAAAAGAGTGCATCTTCTGAAACAGGTCCAGGTGTTACTGTATACGCTCCAGGCACAAACATTATGAGTACCACAAGTAATATTAATAGATGGGGTGCTAATGATGGGCCATATCCAAGTAACAGTTCTTTCCTTATAACAAATATTAGTGGTACGTCAATGGCAGCACCAAATGTTGCAGGCGCACTAGCCTTGTATACACAAATTAATCCGGGCGCAACACCTGCGCAAGGTTTATCTTTTATTAATACAAATGCTGGAGCTTCTAAAATTTATACGACGGGTCTTGACAACGACTATGCTGTTGAAAGAAGCATTTTAGGCGGTAATAATAGATTTGCATATAATAAGTTTAACAGTGCAACACAAATGACTATTGGTCAAACAACTGAAGCAACAGAACTTGTCCCAGCAACATATGCATTAACAGTTGATAGTAATGCAGTTAACGAAGGCGGATCGTTCACAGTAACTCTAACAACAACAAATGTTTCAACTGGTACATCTATACCATATACAATTAGCGGCGTATCAAGTGCTGACATTGGTGACGAGCAGTTATCAGGACTATTAACTATTAGTAATAACACAGCAACTAAAACATTTAATGTTACAGAAGACTTAACTACAGAAGGTACAGAAACATTTACAATGTCACTAACTAATATTAGTGAAAGTGTAATTGTAACAATTGGTGATACAAGCATAACTCCAGTACAAAGTTATACACTTGACTTAGGTGGTGTTGCAAGTATCAACGAAGGTTCAGATCTTACTGTTACACTGACAACTGTAAATGTTCCTGATGATACAACAGTGCCTTATACAATCAGCGGCACAGGAATTACAACAGCGGACATAGGCGGCAATGCACTAACAGGTAACTTTACAGTTACTAGCAATACTGCAACCTTAATACTTCCAATTACATCAGATGCTGCAACTGAAGGATTGGAGACAATGACTATTGCCCTAGACAATGGTGAAAGCTCAGTTAATGTAAATATTAATGACACAAGTGTAGCAGGAACAGTATCGTATACATTATCATCAAGCGCAGCAGCAGTAGACGAAGGCGATAGTGTAACTATTACATTAACAACTACAAATGTTGGCGATGCTACATCAGTAGCATACACTATTACAGGTGTTACATCTGCTGATATTGGTGGAGAGAGTTTAACTGGTAACTTTACAGTTAATAGTAATACTGCAAACCTTATACTTACACTAGCAAACGATGTAACTACAGAAGGTCCAGAAACGCTAAACATTGCACTAAACAATGGCGAAGATAATATTAACATTACTATTAATGATACAAGCATAGCAGCAGCTCCTAGTTTTGTATTAGGGGTTAGTTCATCAGCAGTAAATGAAGGAGAATCGGCAACATTTACATTAACTACAGCTAACGTTCCTGATGATACAGTAGTACCGTATACAATTAGTGGTGTTACCTCTAGTGACTTAGACAATGGCCCGAGGACAAATGCAGCTATTAAACCGCTAGTTGGTGCAGGCAGTAACTTCTTCAAACGAGAAGTTACAACTAATTATGTTAGACTTGTTGTTGCAGGAGCAGTAGGCGGTCAAACAGCAGTTCCAGATGCGTTTGTTGAAAAAGTAGCACGTATGTTTGATTTGTTCTTAGATGAAAACGGCGCAGGTATTAACGAAGGTAAACAAAATTTAATACTACAGAACCTTATCGGCGGCACAACTTCGTTTCATCCAAATCTTCCAACTATACAAAGAATTGCAAGAGGCTCCGGCGCCGACTATACTCCAAACTTCTTAACTGACGAAGGTATTGCTTCTTGGGGACTATCACCATTGTTTGATGCAACAGTGCAGAATGATATGGTATGGTACTTAAACAGTAGTGGTACTCCTGGAACAGGCGACGAAGATGCACAAGAAGTTATCGAACACGTTATGCACACACTACACATGCACGGTCTAGATGCACTATCATTAAAGATGTATCCTAGTTTAAGTTCAGACTGGGCAACTGGTCCTTTGTATAACGCAATGGTAGAAGCGTATGATGCAGGCAAATGGGATCCATCAGGTTATCAAAGTCCTGCAGATGCTTTCAAAACAGACGGCGATGCATTTGAAGTAGCAGCAAAAGAATACTTGTACTTGCTTAACTTCTGTATGTTTGATTATTCAACTTTATGGGACGGCAACAGCCTTTCTCCTGAATGGACAGACGATATGCGCACACCAGCAGGTATACAATCAAACAATCCGTTAGGCTATGCATTGTTTAATTCATACATAGGAGATGTAATTAGTAAACCGTCGCTTACAACTATTAGAAGCATATTCCAAGATGGTGACGTAGGTGATCCAACAATTGCAGGCTCGTCAGGATATGTTGTAGATTCACCAATTCCTTTGACTGCTAACTTTACAGTTGCTTCAAATACTGCTACACTAAAACTTAATATAGCACCCGATGTAGGAACAGAAGGTAGTGAAATATTGCAACTTGCACTTGACAACGGCGAAGCAACGCAGACCGTTACTATTAACGATACAAGTATAACTCCGGCTGCAACATACTCACTCTCGAGTAGTGCAGCAAGTGTTAACGAAGGCAGCACATTAACAATTACACTTACTACAACAGGAGTTAGCGATGCAGTTAACGTGCCGTACACAATTAGTGGTGTAACAAGTGCAGATATTAGTGATGCAAGTCTAACTGGTAACCTTACTGTTACTAACGGTACAGCTAATGTTGTCCTTACTATTGCAGAAGATACTCTAACTGAAGGCACTGAAACACTTGTATTTGCACTAGATAACGGTAATGCAACACAACAAGTTACAATTAACGATACTAGCGTTACTCCGAGTGCAGATTATACAATTACCGTTACAGCAAGCGATTCAAGTAATTATACACTAAGTGGAACTGATAGAAATGGTGCAGTAAGTGGGACGGATCCAGGATTAAACTTTAATAATGGCGATATCATTGACTTTAATGTTAATGCTAATGGACACCCGTTTTGGATTAAAACTGCTGCTGTCACAGGCACAGGAAGTCAAGCAACCGGCGTAACTAACGGCGGTACACAAAGTGGCACAGTTAGATGGATAGTTGGCGATACTGGTACATTCTATTACATCTGTCAATATCACAGTGCGATGGTTGGCACAATTACAGTTTCATAATAGGAAAAAAGAATGGCTATACAATTAATCAATATTGGTAACATCGCAAATGACGGCACTGGCGACGATTTAAGAGAAGCATTTATCAAAGCTAATTCTAACTTCGAAGAGTTAGATTTACGTGATGATGAAAAAACAACTGCTAGTAACTTAGGCGATAGCGGTCAAGGATTATTTGTACAACGTTTAAATTACGATTTGCAATTTAAAAAAATAGCGCCTGGTCCTAATGTTACTATAACTGCTGATGCAGAAGGAAATCATATAAATGTAAATGTACCTAGCATCGGTGTTGAATCAGTTAGCTTAGGTGACGGAAGTAATTCAATAACAGTTTTTGCGCAAGGCGGACTTAACGTAGTTGGTGGGGATGATATTACAACTACACTAGTAGATAACGGTCAAGATGTTCCCGGTACATTAACAATTGATTATACTGGTGCGTCTGATTTAGCAAGTGACCTAACTCCTCAATTAAGTAACAATCTAGATGCAAACGGTTTTGCTATATCGGGACTATCCGAAGTTACTGTAGCAGGAGACGTTGAAGCTTTACAGTTTAAAGGCGAACATGTAGGTGCTACAAGAGGATTTCATACTGGTGATGTTCGTGGAAATTTATATGGTAATGTTAGAGGTGTAGACGTAGAAGAATTGTACAACCAATACTTTGCACCTGGCACTGGAGACTTTGGCGGCCTTGACTCTGTAGCAAATAATGCAATTGAATTTATAATTTTTAATTCTGATGTTGATTTCGGTACAATAACAGCTCCGGCGGCAACGTCTTTGGATGGCGGCGCTTTATAAACTTCCGATAAATACTTAGTATTAAGGAAGTTTAATTAATGTCTAAATTATGGAATATACCAACAGGTACTAGATATCGTGTACTAGTAGAACGCAGTACAGTAAATATACTTCTGCCACTTTCATCTGTAGCTAATATTGAGCTAGAACTAATTAGTGGAACGTTGCCAACTGGCACTCGTTTAGAAGGTAATTATATAACAGGTACTGTTTTTGAAGTTGCATACGATACTACTTTTACCGTAGTACTTAGAGCTTCAACTGATTACGAATGGCAAGATTGTACTATTGAGTTTGTTGTTACCGGGCCTGATGATCCTCTTTGGGCAACTGCTGAAGGTTTATTAAATGTAGGATCTAATAATGCGCTGTTTATTCTAGATAGCGAACAGATTGATTTCCAATTAAGTGCTACTGACACAGATCTAAGTGCAGGAGACGAATTAACATACTTTATTGCAGACGGTGACGGAGTATTACCTCCAGGAATTACAATGAGTGATTCAGGTAGGATAACAGGAACTACAGAACCTCTTCTTAGTTTAGACAAACGTTATGTAGGTGGAGGATATGATACGTCTCCGTTTGCAGGCTTGCCAATGGATTATGCTGCACTAAGTTCAAACGGGTACGCTAGTTTTTATTATGACACAGTTGACTACGGTTATAATGAGCCTACTTCTAATCCACGTAAATTAAATCGTTACTATCCATTTGCTGTTACTGTAACTGATGGTGATAGCTTTGTGCGTAGAGAATTTAAAATTTACTTGGTTGGTGATGATTATTTAAAAGCAGACAATACGTTGATGCAATCAAGCACAGGTGTATTTACAGCTGATGTAACAAATGTAAGAACACCAACTTGGATTACGCCTAGAGACTTAGGATATAAACGTGCATCTAACTATACTACGTTGTACTTAGATATTATCGATAACTGGACACTAGAAGGTGTTGTAGTTTATACACTTGAAGATGTAAATGATGACGGAAGCGCAAGTGAGCTTCCT